ATATTAAAAAAGGAACAATAGGAAGAGATGAAAAATTAACAGAAATAGAGCTTTTGTATGCTAATAAAATGCCAAAATCATGGACTAATGTTCCTTGGGTAAATTTTGATGGTAAAATAATAGAACAAAATTTTACTCAATCATTTGAAGAAAGATTAGTTTATAAAGATAGAGATGGAAATTGGACTACGAATATTTTACAAGTACCTCAAAAAACAGAAGCAACTTGTGGGATCAATTATCCGGCTCAACTAATAAAATAAATGACATAGCTGATTTAACAAAAGCAAAAACAGCCTTTGCAGTAAATGGTAATCATTCTAATGATGCTGTTATTGTTAAAAAATTTTATTGTGGAGTAAAAAGAATAATATAGCAGGATCAACTATCCATGATGCATTTTTTACAAATTCAGCAGATATGTTAGAATCAAGAAAAGCATTACGAGAAATCTATGCAGAAGTATTGTCAAAAAATCCAATTATGATGACTTTAAATGAAATGCGTTCAAGAGGATTACCAAAAGAATTGTATGATAAATATTTAGAAGAAGCAATTGAAAAAGGATTGATACCTGTACCAGGAAAATCAAAAATAAATGGAAGAGTTTTAACTGAAGAAGATATACTTACAAAAGAAGATATTTTAAAAGAAATTTCAAATGATTTTTATGAAGATTATGGTTGGTATGGAGTTGGTTAGAAATAACCCGTTAAATTAACCCAGGCGAGGAACTTCTGTGTAGTTCTTCAAAGGTTTTAATATCATAGGATAGTATCCTATATTATGAGTTGTACTCAAAGGAAATTATATGTCTGATACACAAGAAATTATATCTGAAACAATTGATCAAAATAATGATCAAACAAATAATGAAGATAAAAATCTTGTTGAAAAAATTGTTCAAGAAAGATTGAATGATCAACTAAAAGAAATAAAAAGTAAATTAGATAAAGCGTATAATTCCAGAGATGAAGCATTAAAGCGTGTAGCTGACTTTGAAAAACAGCAAAGAGATGCTGAATTAAAGCGATTAGAAGAAGAAGGAAAGCACAAAGAAGCTTTTGAGATAAAACTTGCTGAAGAAAAAGCAGCAAGAGAACTTTTAGAACGGCAAAATATTGAATTAACTCGAGATATTGAGGTAAAAAATATTTTAGCTAATCAAGATTTTAGAAGTGAGAATGCAAGAGAAATGGCTTACAAAGAAATTGTAGGTCAATTAATTAGAGATGATAAAGGTAGATGGGTACATCGTAGTGGTATTGCTGTAAAAGATTTTGTAAAATCATTTACAGAAAACGATGATAATCAGTTTTTATTTAAACCTAAACCTTCTTCAGGTGGTGGTAGTTCGTCAACTCGGCCCTCTAATGTAGATTCTAAGCCAAAATCACTTTTTGAGATGTCTCAAGAAGAGGTTTTGAAGTTAGCTGCAGAGGGTAAACTTAAAAGATAAGAGGTGGATAAATGTCGGTTATAACTAACCTTTCCGGTGCAAGTAATTTCGTTTTACAGGAAGCTTTAAGCGCTTATTCCGATGAAGCTTACACTAATGCGAAAAAACTTTCTGGTACAGGAATTGTAGGATCAAATCCTAATATTGATACTAATACTGAAACTTTTATTGGTCAAGTTCGTTGGTTTAAGCCAATGAATCCGACTGTCAATATTGCTTCTTTAACAGACTCTACTGATGGTACTGGATCAACTTATGCTTCAGACTATCTTACGTATATTAAAACAGTACGTACTCATGGTGCTACTAAAGTTAATATGCAACAGATAGTTACTCAACAAGACGGTCTTGCTAAAATCGCTCGTGATTTTGGCGAAACTCGTGCACAAGATGAGCATAATGCAATCCTTTCAGTACTTAAAGGTGTTGCTCTTTCAGAAGTGCTTAATGGTGCTGCAGCAGGTTCTGGTGTTACAGGTCTTGGTGGCCAAACCTTTAACAATGATCCTACTGATAAGGCTTACGGCTTTTATGTTGACCTCGGTTCAGCTAAAGCTGTTATTGCTGCTACAACTACTTCACAAGGTGCAGCTCGTGCTGAAGGCTTTTTACAAGCATTTGGTATGGCATTTAAAGATCATGAGCCTGACTATGCATACTTAATAACTTCTCCTGAAATGTATGCATCTTTACGTTCTGCTAATTTAGTGGATCAAGATCGTGTAGTTGATGGTAATGTTACTTTTAACACTATTTTCCAAGGTAAATTTAGACTTATTTTAACAAGAGCAACACAATCTTTTAGTTCAGCTGAACTTACAAAGATTAATACTGGTGCTGGTGTTGATATTGCTGGAACCAAGACATCGTTTATTGTACTTCCTGGTGCATTAGCGATGCAACCTTTAATGGTTCCTGAGCCTACTGAAATTGAAAGAAAAGCTGCTGCTTACAAAGGTGGCGGTACCACTTCAATTTGGTATCGTTGGGGCTATGTATTGGCTCCGGCTGGCTATAACTGGGCAGGAGCAAGTACAGCATTCCCTTCAGATTCTAATTATATGGAAGTAATCGAAGGTAGTACACAAAAAGGTCTTGCTTCAGTTGCTTCTGGTACATTAGCATCAACTTCTGGTGTTTGGACACGTAAAGCAAATTCAGCCCTTTCGTTAGGGATCCTTCCGGTATTTCATAGTTAAAATAGAGAGGCACTTATGGCATTAACCAAAGGTGTTAACTCATACGTTACAGTCGAAGAGGCTGACACCTATTTTTCAGATCGTTTAGATTCGTCTTATTGGACATCAGCAACTAGTACTAGAAAAGTGCAAGCTTTAATAGGTGCTACAAGCTATTTAGACGATTTGAAATGGATAGGTGTAGCTATAAGTGACTCTCAATCTCTTTCATTTCCTCGTGAAGGCACTTATTTTGACCCTCGTATGGGAACAGAAGTAATTTTAGATACAACAGTACCTGTTAGAGTTATTACAGCAACTTATGAGTTAGCTTATCACTTTTTGGTAAACAATAATATTTTAGATGATACAGGAAGTGTTTTTAATCTATCTGTTGGTGATATTAGTTTATCTAATATTAGAAAACCTTCTAAATTAAATCCATTTGTTAAACGTTTAATAGCACCTCTTTTAGAAAATGGAGGAAACTCTGTTTGGTGGAGGGCTAATTAATGTCTTATACAAATTTAATTAATAAAAATTTAAATTTGGCTTTTAATTTAATAGGTGATTTATCAACGGATTTTATTTTCACTAAAACAGAAAATAACTCATTTAATTTTTCAAATAGTGTAGTTTCTTCAAATACTGTAAGTGTAGCTACAAAAGGTCTAGTTGTTAAGAGTGAAAAAAATTCTCAAAATACTAACGTAATTAATAAAGAAATCATAGTAAAAAGTGCTGAGTTAGGAGATATAAAAGCTTTTGATTCAGTTTCAATTCAGAATACTACTTGGAAATTAGGAAATATAATACAAGACTCTGGATATATCATTAGAATAAATATATTTAGAGAGGTATAATAATGGGTAAGTTTACGAATTTAGAACAAGATATTTATTCTGTATTTTCTAGTCCTTCTTGGATTGCTGAAAATATAAAAACTTACCCTTCTAATTTTATAGCAGTAAATGCTGGAAATGAATTTCTTAAAGTTACAATTATAGCAAGTGGTTCTAGTGTAAATTTAATTTCTGTATCAGGAGTATTATTAATTGATATATTTACAGCTGCAGGCTCTAGTTCTAGACGGGCTGTAATGATAGCAGACATATTAGGTTCGTATTTTGAAGGAAAAACTAAATCAACAGCTTCTCAAGTTGTTACTCAATTTGGAAGTGGTTCATTAACACATATTGGACTAGATTCTAGCAATCCTTCTCTATTTCGATCAACCTACACAATTCCTTTTAATTACTTTGGAGTAATGTAATGGCTCATATTACAACAATTGGCGCAGGTCTTTATTCAGATCTTGCTGTTTGCGTCGATCTAACTGAAATTGCAACTGCTTTTGCGGCACCTACTGAAACTAACCTTAAGGCTTGTTTTGCATCTGAACTAGCAAATGGTTCAACTGTAACTGGCGGTGTACCTACAGGCGAATATATTAGAATTAAAAACGTTCGTGAATTTCCTGCAATGGGAAACCCGCCGAATATTGTCAGTGTTCCTGTTTATGGTCAAAAATCTTCTCAACAGATTCAAGGCCAATCTGATGCTCCTCAAATGGAAATTCAGTTAAACTATATTGCAAGTGATTGGCAAAAAACTGCAAATTATCTTGGAAATATGGTTGGTGACGGCGTTCGTAGACTTTTTAGATTTAGTCTTTTAAATAATGCACCTGCTTCTTATCATTCAACTACAGCTGGTTTAGGAACAGCTTCAGGTGGTTCTGCTGGTACCCCTGCTTGTGAAAACACTCAGTATTTTTGGTTTGGAAAATTAGAAGCTTTACAAGTAACTCCTCAGCTTACTGATGCAAATACTGCAACATTGACGATTACAGTACAATCTGATTTCTACGGTGCATTTACAAGTTAATATGAAAGGGTGTTTTGGTAGACTTAATTGTATGCACCAACATACAGCCCTATTTATTTTAGGTAGAATATATGGAAAATAAGCCATTTAGTATGGGCTATGTTTTACGTACTACTGCTAAACACATGCGTAAAAGCATAGATATTAGTATACGAAAAACATTTGAAAGAGTTTCAGAATTTTCAGCTGATCAACAAAAATCAAAAGAAATTTTTGAAACATTATCTGTATTGCATATGATGAGGAAGCAATTAGATGACTTCCAATCTAAATATTCCGAAAATTTCAAAGGTGAATAAGATGGCAGGTATTAAATCATTAGTTGGTAAGAAATCTACCAAAACAGTTAAGTTTATGGGTGAAGATGTAAAATTATCCAAACTTAGTGTTCAAGAGGTTTTTATAATTCAAGAAAAAGCTAAATCAGTTGAAGGTGATGAAAAAGCTGGTTTTGAATTATTAAAAGAAGTAGTAAGATTAGCTGTAGAAGATGCAAAAGATTTGTCTGATCAAGACTTTGATACATTTCCAATGGATGAACTTTCAAAACTTGCAGGCGAAGTTATGAAATGGTCTGGCCTTGAACAACCCCAAAATGTGGGAAAGTAATACTTTCTGATGATGAATTAATGCTATATGAAGTAGCTTTTCATCTCAGAATACCTGTTTATAAATTATTAGAAGAAATGTCCTATGAAGAATACTCTAAATGGATTTTATATTTTGAACAAAGACCTCTAGATTGGAGAGATGATTTAAGATTTGCTACTATATTAGCAGCATTAGGTGATAAAAGAAAACCTGCACAAATGTTTCATAGTCTTAATGTTATTATAAATCCTCCAAACAGAGATAGTAGTGCACAAAATATTAAATCTTTAAAAGCTTCATCATTATTTGCTAAAATGATGTCAGCAAAAGGTGGAGAAAAACTTTCTATATTGGATGAATTATGACAATAAATTTTAAACTATTAAATATTAAAAAAGAAATTGAAAGAATAAAAAAAGAACAGCAACAAGAAAAAATAAGACAACATAAAATTAATGTTAAAAATATGATAGAAGAATTAAAAGCAGCAACTCCTGTTGATACAGGATTAGCAAGAGATTCTTGGTCTGTTAATGATACTAAAATAGGATTTGATGTAACAAATACAACTCCATATATTCAATATTTAAATCAAGGATCTTCTGTACAAGCTCCTAGATACTTTATTGAATCTATTGCTTTAAAATATGGAAAACCTTTAGGAACAATTGTTGAGATTGACAATACCCGAGAGCCTTTATAAAGGGCTTCTCGGGTTTTATTTTAGGAGATTAGAATGGCTATTGTTTTAAAAACAATTTCTGATTCTAAAGCTGCGCAACAAGATCTTGCAAAATTAAATGAAGCTGTAAATAAGATTCAAAAAAATACTGAATCAATGGCCCAAAAATTTACTTCATTTGGAAAAACTATAGCAGCAGGTTTGATTGGTTCTGTTGCATTAGTTGGTTTTACAAAATACAG